GCGCTGTTCAGTTTGTTGATGGCGTCGGCGAGCTGGTTGCGGATGTGAAGCATGGGGTCTTCACCAGCCGCGAGCATTGCGACGTCGTCCACGGCGTACGCGAAACCGCGATGGCAGATGGTGGCGACTTGGGTGCCAGTGCCGATCTTCTGGGGGGTCAGGTAGCCAGCGTTGCTGGTACCCCAGGTAGCCGTCCCGTTCATGATCTCCTCGGTGGGAGCCACGGGGTTGAACTCGGGCACTTGGATGCGGGTGCCGCCTTCGCGGGCATCCAGCAGCGAGTTGCGGACAACGGCGCCGCTCTTGATGAAGAGCGAACGCTCTTTGATGGCCTCAGACACATAGGTGCTGAGGTTATTGCGCTTGACGATGTCCGCCAGAAGGACACCGCCGGAATAGTTCTGGAAAGGAGCAGCCATTGGGCCTCCGAAGGGTCAGGGGGTTTGCGTCCCAGTCACAGACTTGGGGTGGTGCCTCACTGAGGCTTTAGAGACCGGCTTCCCTCTTCAGCACTGCTGCGAGTTCAGGGTCCTGGGCAGACAGCATCATCTGCTGCGTTAAGTTAATACTACCTTCCTTCCAGGGGTTAGCCATTCCAGGGGAGATGGTGGATGTGGGGGAAGGTTTGGCGCCCATGCCGGCGGCCGAGCTTGGTTTGAAGTGGTGCTCGAAGCCAGAGCCTGGGTTTTTGAGGTTGGAGAGATAGGTTTGAAGATCTTGTTCCACGCCACCGTTGAGGACAACGACACGGCCGTTGTCGCTTTTGCGGAGGTTGTTTTGGAGGAGAAGTAGCATTTGCTCGGCGTTAATTGCGCCGGCTTGGCTGATAGCGGACATTGCCGTTGTGCGGACAGTCGCTGCTTCGTTGGAAGCGCGAAGGTCCTCCAGTTGGCGTTGGAGATCCAGGATTTGCTGGTCTTTGTCTTGGGCGGTTTTGTTGGCTTCTTCCCAGAGGTCTTTCCACTGGCCTTGGTCTTCGAGGGTCTTTTTGCGTTGGTCGTCTTGCTTTTTGTAGACCTCGTCGAGTTTGGCCTTGATGCCTTGGAATTTTTCCTCGGCTTCGGTGGCTTGTGCTTTTAAGGCTTGGAGTTGGGACTCGTACTCAGCCTTGATGCTGGAAACATCAGGGGTGGGTGGAGCGATGTCGGTTCCAGCCACGGGCTGGGTGGGAGTCGCCACGGGCGATTCCTGGATGACTTGCTCTTCCATGGATTAGTAGTCGGGGGTTTCGGTGGGTTCGACGGTGAAAACGGGTTCGGCAGCAGCCTTGCGGGCGGCTTTGCGAACGGGTTTTTCGGGTGCGGGGGCAGGGGTGCGAGCAGCTTCGTCCATCTCGACCATTTCCCAGCGGAAACTGCCGTCCGGTTGCTGCACGTAATCCAGGCTTTTCACCGGGTGTTACAACAAGGCAAGTTTAGTCTACAACAGAAGAGTTACGGATTTGTTGCGCCAACGTCGTCAAGAGTTGCAGGGGAAAGGTTTACCCATGCGGTACCGTTGTAGCCCTCAAAACAACCAACAGTTGTGTTGAAGCGGATCATGCCGGTGGCTGGTGTGCCAGGGCGTTGGGCGGTTGTGCCTGTGGGAGCTTGGACGTACTGGTTTGCGGTGTAGAAAGATGAGGCGAGTGAGACGGTGCCGTCGGTTACGGCAATGCCTGTGCCAGCGGTAACTGTTGCGTTGGAACCGGCTGGGCCAGTGGCTCCTTGCGGACCGGTTGGGCCTGTTTCGCCTGTATCTCCTTTGTCACCCTTGTCGCCTTTGGGTCCTGTAGGACCAGTTGCGCCAGTGGCTCCGGTGGCGCCTGTTGCGCCGGTTAGTCCTTGTGGGCCTGTGTCGCCTTGGGGACCGGCTGGACCTTGGGGGCCGGTCTCGCCTTGAGGGCCTTGGGGGCCGGTTAGGCCGATAGGACCTTGGTCGCCGGTGTCGCCTTTGGGGCCTGTTGCTCCGGTTGCGCCAGTTGGTCCGGTGGGGCCTGCGGGTCCTGCTTCGCCTTGTGGGCCTGCGGGGCCGGTGGCTCCTGTGGCACCTGTTGGACCGGTAGGGCCGGCTGGGCCAGTGGCTCCGGTGGGGCCTTGTGGTCCTGTAGGTCCGGTAGAACCGGTGTCGCCTTTATCGCCCTTGTCGCCTTTGGCGGCGTCGGCTTGGTTGCCGCTGATGGTTAGCTGGGTTGTGCGAAGGCGACCTTGAGGGTCTTTGGTGCCGAGAGCGACGGGTTCGGCGGGCCAGCCGCTGGAGTTTTTGGGGCCGTAGAGCTGTTTGGTGCGGCGGTCGATGTACCAGTCGCCTGTGTTGCCTGTGGCGGACGGTGGGCCGTCGCCGGAAAGGAGCGTGGTGAGGTTTTTGAGTTTTTTGCTGAGTTTTACGAGAGCTGTGACTTGGGCCAGCGTCAGGTAGTCCTGTGGGATGGCCATTGCGTCAGTCCATCATTGCTTGGATGAGACGTTCCAGGCGATCGTCGGTGAGTTCGGTGGATTCTTCTTCTTCTTCTGCCTCGGCTTCTTCGGTTTCGGATGAGGGTGTGATGTTGTTCGAGAGGATTTCGCCTTGGCGGAGGATGTCGCGGAATTCGTCGCGGTCGATGACTTGCTGCTCGAAGAGGGTAGTCAGGGCGGTGATGTCTTGGCCGATGAGGCGGTCGATGTCGAAGTCGCGGCTGATGTAGACCTTCGGCGGCTCCAGTTGGAGGTAGTCGGCGGCGAGGTTGAAGGCTTTCTGGAGGGTTTGTTCCAGGTCCATGGAGACCATGGAGAGCATGGAGTTGGTGTCGACGCGGTCCAGGCGGCGGGCGTCGGCGGATTCGGCGACGAATTTTTGTTGGCTGAGAGTGCTGATGCCCAGGGTGGCCATCTGCATCTGGAGTTCTTTGATTTCGGCGGATTGGGCCTCGAAGGCGCTGGAGGCGGGTTCGACGTAGTAGGCCTTGTTGCCGGGTTGCATCGCCAGTGCGTAGTTGACGCTGATGGCTAGGTCCTTGGTTTGGTCGTCCCAGCCTTCGAGGACGAGCATGGGTTGGGAGGCGACGTGGAGGCTGTGGATGAGGTCGGCTTGGCGCTGGAAGTGGGCCAGGTTGAGGTAGGCAATGTCGAGCAAGGGGGGCTTGCTGACGAGGGTGTCGGTTTTGTTGGAGTAGGTGGTGACGAGGGGGATTTCGCCGAGGCTGTAGTCGCCGGTTTCGACGAGTTCGTAGGAGCCGCCGGTGGAAGCGGTTAGGTCGTACGAGTTGGGGTACGGCATTTGGCCGTACATTTCTTTGCGGCTTTCGGTTTGGCGGTAGATCTCGTAGCGGCCGGGTTCGATGACTCGGATTTGGTCGTAGACCTTTTCGCCGAAGCGGCCGTCGGGGACGATGGCTTTTTCGGCGATGCGAACTTGGATCAGCTTGCCGTAGTTGACTTCGCGGTCAAGGCGCCAGCCGTAGACGTTTTGGGGGTCGACTTCGATCCAGTAGGGGCGGCGGTTCAGGGCGCGTTCTTCGGCGAGGCTGCGGGCGCCGGTTGGGGCGGGGAAGTCGACCAGGGTGTGGCAGTGGCCGTAGGTCAGCGAGCAGAGGAGGAGGCGGCGGGCGTACTCGTCGAGGTCGGAGCCGCAGCCGTCGACGTCTTTGGCGAAGACTTCGCTCCAGTAGGGGTCGCCTTCCAGGACGATGGGCTTGCGGAGGACGAGGCCGGTGGCGGCGCGTACAAGGCGCTGGGTGTAGGGGGAGAAGACGGCGCGGTTGACGCGGGCGAGGTAGGCGGTGTAGTCCTCGCGGGGTTCCAGGGGGAGGAAGGTTTCGCTGTTTTCGCGGAGGTATTCGGTGCCGAGGCTGACGGCTTTCATGATTTCCCAGCCGCGCATCATGTCCAGCACCGAGCGGGTGCGGACGAAGGGGGAGTCAGCGGGTCCCTCGAAGGTGGTGCTGACAAGATGCGTGCGGATTTGGCCGGGAACTGAGTAGGTCATGGGGCTACCACTTCACCTTGTCCGCCCAGTAGGCGGCCGACATTTTACCTTTTGCTATGTTACTTGAGTGGCGGGCTTTGAACGATGCTCGGCGGGCTTTCGCTGCTTCTGATTCTCCTGTTCGTGGGGGTGAGCCAGCTACGCCCTGTTGGCCGAAACGGATAAGTTTTACTTTGTCGCCGTCTTTTGCAAGGACGGCGTGTGATTTTTCGGGGTGATTTGGGGTGCGTTTGGGTTTGTTGTAGCCCTCGAAGCGTTCGCCGCGGTATTCAATCATCGTCTTCGGGCTCCTCGTCGTCGGGGTTGGGCAGAGGCACCAGCACTTCGATGCCGTGGGCGAGCATTGTGATAAAACCGCCCAGAGTTTCGGGTACTGATGGAGTTTTGAAGGCGAATGTGGCGTGGGTGAGGCCGTCTTCCGCGTCAATTTCGATGTGGATACAGCCGCCGTTAATGGTTTGGATTGCCATTAGCCGTGGTACGCAACTGCGATGTGAGGCACAACATCAGGAGTACCAGAGCTGACTTCTGAGATTCTCATGCGGATTTTTGAGGCGACTTTACCGTCGTAGAAGTAGACGTATTCGCCGGCTGAGTTGATGGTTTTGGCGGTGTCGATGGTGAACCAGGTGCCGTTGCCGTTGAAGCTGCACTCCAGGGCCAGTTTGAATGTTGCTGAACCGGTTACTTTGGCGGCAAAGGTGTAGCTGGCGGAATGGGCTGGTACTTCAAACCATTCGTCGAGGGCGTCCATGGTGCCGCCTGTGTACTCGATGATGTTGGTGAAGCGGTCGGTGGCGGTGATAGCGACGGCGGCCATGATTACTTGCTCCGTTTTTTGGCGGGTTTAGCCGGTTTGGCGGTTTTGGCGGCTGCTTTGAAGGCAGCGTCGGTTGGGGCACCTTTTGAGCCAGGCTTACGCATTTTTTCGTTGCTTCCGGCAGCGATGCGCTTGCGCTTGGCGTTGATGTTGGCGTAGAGACCGGGTTTAGCCATTACTTGGTCCTCTTTTTGCGGGTTTGGCCAGCCTCGGAGAGGGCAATGGCGATTGCCTGCTTGCGGCTGGTGACTTTTTTGCCGGAACTGGATTTGAGAGTGCCAGCGCCGTACTCCTCCATTACCGTGGAGACCTTTTTCTGGGCGTTTGTGGGCTTTTTGGCCATGGCTCCAGGGGATTTGCCTCAGTCTACGGTGGTTAGTAGAGGCGGTAGTTGGTGCTGCCGAGCTTGGAGTAGTTGACGAGGTTGAATTGTTGGAGGCAGAGGTAGCCGAAGGCGTCGAAAGCGTGGTCGACGCCGAGATTTTTGTTGGGGAGGCCGGTATTTGGGGTGTAGGTGAGGGTTCGGAGGGATTTGATGAGTTCTTTGCAGCGGGGGTGGATGAGGGTGCGGCGGGTTCCAGTGGCATCGAGGAGGGCGGTGTTGATGCAGGTGATTTTGTCGCGGATTTTCCAGGGGGATTTGGGGCTGGAGACGGTGAAGCCGCTGCGGCGGAGGATGTTGTGGTCGGTTAGTCCCACGCCGGAGGTTTTGCGGGCGCCGCCGGTGGGGTCGGGGCAGGCGATGATGCGGCGGTCGACGCCGAAGCGGCGGGTGACTTCTTCGGAGAAGTCCCAGGTGGTGGCGCCGCCGGTGAGCATGATCTCGTCGAAGACGTAGAGGGTGTCGTCTTTTTTGACGGCGCAGATGCCGGACATGGGGTCAACGTTGAAGTCGACGCCGAGGAGGAGGGGGAGGACGGGGATGTCGGCGGCTTCGGTGGAGATGTTCGAGTCGGCGAAGGAGACGGCGACGAGGCCGGAAAGGTTTTCGAAGCTGGCCTCAAATTCTTGGCGGAAGGTGCGGGCGTCGAGTTGGCTGCGGGCGGCTTCGATTTCTTCGGGTGGGACGTTGTCGCCTTGGATGGTGGTGAATTGCCAGCGGCTCCAGTCGGAGTCGCCGCTTTCGGCGTATTGCCAGAGTTCGTAGAACCAGCTCGCGGTGCCGTCGGGGGTGGAAATGAAGAGGGCCCAGCCCTGTTTGTCGGCGAGGGCGGGGCGGATGACCTCGAACCAGACTTCGGCGTCCATGAAGGCGGCTTCGTCGAGGACGACTCCAGCGAGGCTTCTGCCTCGGAGGGCCATGGCGTTTTCGGTGCCTTTCAGCTCAATCGTGCTGCCGTTCACCAGCTCAATCTTGAGGTCAGTCTCGTTTTTGCTCTTGATCCAGGCCTTGGGGACGAGTTTTTTCATCACTTTCCAGGCGATGTCCTTCGCCATCCGGTATGTAGGGGCGGCGTAGAAGAACGTTTCGCCCGGCCTCTCGATCGCCCCACGCAATAATTCGATACACGAGAGGTAGCTTTTTCCAAAGCGGCGGCCGGCGACCAACACTCTGAAGCGTTTTCGACTGGTGAAGACCTCGCCTTGGGCGTATCTGAGGGTTAGCGCACCAGCAGAATCGGGCATTTTGGAGGTAGGGGGTACCTTCTAGGGTATTACAGGAATCGCAACCCTGCCCCCGGTGTGATACAGGAGAAGGAATTTGGAATGTATCAGTAGGTTCCCTGGGCCCCGCCTGGCACGCCAAAAAACCGGGAGCCTCCCCCCGGCTTTGAGAATGGTTATCAGTCTCGCCTCACTCTGCCGGAACCGTGGCACCGATCGCCAGCCCGCCAGCCGCAAGTGCTACGGCGAGGGGAAGGTTAGCAGTTGACGTTGCAAGGGCCAGGAGAGCTAGGGCGGTGATGGTGCGTTTCATGGCGTGGTGTGCCTGGTACCCTCACACAATAGCGAAGCCTGGGGCCGCGGCTAGGTTGCAACGTCCCAGGCTTCACACTTTGTAACAACCGCAGCCGCTTAGGACTGCCGGCGATCCTCAACCGTGATGTTGAGCGTGGGGGCGGCTGCGGCTGCGGCTTCCGGCGCCACCTCCCCAACGACCGCGCCCATGTCCTTTAGCAGCATCGCGGCAGTCTGCAACTGACCTTTCTTGACAGCAGCAGAGAACAGTCTTTCCCTCATCTGTGCGATTCGAGAGACTAAACGGGGCCTTTCCCGCTCAAAATCTTCCGCAACCCACTTTTGCACGGCGTCCCAGTCTTTCCAGGCTGTGCTTACGGCTACGCTCTCCCGTTCGGCGTGCTCTAGCACGAGCTGACGCGTCGTCAGACCGTCCAGCTGCCGCTTATACAGCCGCTGTTGCCGCTGTTCAATCACGGCGTCCGGGTTTCTTTTGCCGTAGATTCTGCGGACCCTTTCGGCACTTTCGTATGGGTGCCCGTTTTTAGTTAATTGCGGTGCCGAATTATCCGGCGCCATGTTGTTAGCTTCCGGCTGATCCGTCACAGTACTGATCCTCACTTGCTTTGGTTCAATCTTAAGCGCCCAGCAAAAAGCCCGGCAGTGTGGCCGGGCCCGTAAGGTCTGCGGTGTGCCAGGGATCAGTAGGACGGGAGCAAGAACGCGACGGTACAGGATCCGATCGGCCGTAGCTCAAATCCCTCGCCCATCTCAAAGGTGCGGCAACGGCAACCGGTCAGACCCAGGGCAGCCTTGCCGGCCGCTACGATCTGGCGCCGCGTTGCGTCAGCCGGCAGCTCGAAACTCTCGCGGTTGACCCAGCAATAGTTGGCCTGACCGCCGAACGTGTCAGTCAGTTCTGCCTGCCAGAGAGTCTGCATGGCTCAGGCCTCCAGTAGTGCGCGGGAAACGGTGAGCCAGTAGTAGGCATCCGCATCGTGGCCACGCCCGACAATCTGTAAATCGGTGTCGTAGGGCCAGGAATCCAAGAGAGCCTGAGCGGCTGCCTGGTGGTTTGCCTCAGGGTTGAGCGCATGGTCC